TTTACCAGATTGAGGTTGTATTGTTCCGATGCGCCGTTCGCTTTCCACAGCGGCTGCTCCGTCCATATGCCTATCTGGTTGATCATGCCCCCGGCGGCACGCTGCATGATTTCCAACGCATTCCAGTTTGCCGAACAGTCCGCGAACATCACGTAGAGTTTCCCCGAACCGCCCGGATTGCCGGACATGCGGAAAAATTCACGGATATGGTATGCCGGAATGCCATGCAGGAAATTGACATTCATCTCTTCCTCGTCGGTTGCCTCCACACGTTCGATAATGCCGAAATCGTTCACGGCAGACTTGAACGAGGTGATGTAGCAGACATCGCCAGACTTGAGCTTGGTCTCATTGGTTTTACCGTACCCCTCCGTGAAAAGCGTCGGCTGGAGGGACACGTCGAACAGCAGTCCCGTCACCTTCTCGCCCGATGAGCCGGTGTCGTAAGGGATATTGCCGTCCACATCCTTGATAAATACATTACCGAGTGCCATTATGATTTCTTTTTAAGTTCGTTGTAGAAAGGATTCCTGTAGAGGATGGCCTTGCCCCTGATGGCGGCCGCCGTGTCCGGCGCATAGGTTCCCCCGTGCGTGTCGATGTACAGCGACGGATATGCCGGGAACTTTTTCAGCAGGGCCAGGATGTGAGGTTCCGTCGTCTCCTCCGTCTCTGTATCCTCTTTCTTCCCGGTCTTGACCGGCTGCCTGTCTTCAGCCTCGCCGCCTGTCCCGTGGTTTTCCAATACCGATTCCGGAACGTCCACCGTCTGGGTCTCCGGTGCAGGAATGTTATTGTTGTCTGTCTGCGGAGTCTCCTCCGTGTTGATTTTCTTTGCCATAACAGTAGAATGAAAATGGGGAACGGGGCCTTGCCTCCGCTCCCCGGGTGGATATTGAAAAATGAAGAAAGGTGTGTTATTCGCTCTTCTTGTAGGCGGTATGCACCACGATCTCCGCCGGACGGACGATGTTCACGTCCATTTTCATGCGCATCTGAAAAAAGAACAGCTCGGAGTTGGCCTGCAGACGGTCGATTTTCAGGATGTCCGTATCGTTCGCGTAATCCACTCCCATCCACAGATTGGAGTCCATGCCGGTGGAGAACTCGCCGAGCACCATCGTGTGTTCGGGGATTCCCACGATCGGGATGACGCGCTTGCCCTTGAAGCGATAGCGGTTGACCTCGGTATTCTCGGAGTACTTGACCTGCTTGTCCGAGATATACTGGTCATACGCGTCCCAAGCGTCCCATCCGACCACAAAGGCCAGGGATGTCTTCTTTCGGATCTGCTTCGGACATTTCTTCCACATCGCATAGAGTGCCGCTTCCACCGCCGCCCCGTCCGTCAGCTCGGTCGTTCCCGAAACGATACACTGCCCTCCGGCAACCACTTCGGCATCGGTGGAGTTTACATTGTCAAGGATGCGCTTGATGACGCCGTCAAAATACTTCTCCTTGTTGGCCCCGATTTTCGTGCAGCCTTCCGGTGCGGTAATCTTGGCCGCCGTCTCGCCTCCGCGTGCGGAGGTCCAGATGGCATTTCCGATATACTCGTTTTTCTTGTCCATAAGGAGACGGAGCATCGTCGCCTGGATTTTCGGATCGAGTTCTCGGAACACGAGATTGCCTTCCGGTTGCGCGAAACGCCAGTATTTTTCGTAGTCCCTCGGGTTAAACTCGAGATAGACCATAAAATCGGACGGTTCGAGGTGACGTTCGGTGAGCTGGTACTCGTTCGTACCGTCACTGCCCTTGGCCCCGTGGATGGGCTGCGGGGTCGGCACGTTGTCCTGAATGATGTTGCCCAGCTTGATGGCAGGAAGCGTGTAGCGGTGCTGTATGCCCGTCTTGATATGGATCAGTCCCTCCCGGACCGTATCATTGCCCTGCACGGTATAAGTCAGCAAGTCCTCAAGCACTTCGCCGCTATACCCGTTTTGAAGAAAGTTTACTGTATCAGCCATTGTCGTTTTAAGTTTTCCGTTGAAGAATGAAACTCGGCCGACTGGCGGATACCTGCTGTTTCCGCGCGAGACACTGCGGTCTCCGGCATGTCAGTTAAAATCGGTCGTCTGCCCGCGGGTGGCCTGTCAGAGCTTTCGGAACTTGAAATCCGCGCCGACCACTTCCGCCACCTTTTCGGCCATCAGCTGTTCGGCGGTCTTTGTCGCTTCCGCCATGGCCTGGATGTTGGCAGGGTCATCGGCGATTTCCTTCGAGATTTTCTCCCGCGCGGGAATGGAAGCCAGCGTGCTTTCCGCCAACTCGAAGTTGGAACCGGCCATCTCCACCCACTGCGTTTTCGCCTCACGGTCAATCTTGCCTTCGGCAATGGCGTTCTCCACCAGTGTCTCGATGCGGGAGGCCAGCTCGTCCTTCTCTTTCTGCTCGTAGGCGGAGAGGCGCGCCGTCGCTGTGTCCAGGTCTTTCTGCAAGTTCCGGATGGCGGCATCCTTGCCGGCGATGACGGTCTGCGCGTCGCTCAGTGATTTCTGTATTTCTCTGTATTTGGGCTCTATCGCGGCCAGTTCGGAGATACGTGCCATCACGTCCTTGACCTCCCCGTCCTTCATTCCCAGAGAGGCGGCAATCGCCCCGTACTCAATGCTCTGTGTCTTGTTTTCGTTTTCCATATCGTTTTCCGTTTCTGTAAGAGTAGGTTCAATGCCTTTGAAAGGTTTATTTCCCATGCTTACACGGCTCATCAGTTTCTGGATGGCGGCCGTATCGGTCAATCCCTCTATCTGGTCACGGACTTTACGGCAAAGCTGCTTCGAGGTATGGACGACATGCTCCGCAGGTATAATGCCGGCCTTGACGGCAGCCTGTGCGTTGAAATAGGTCCCGTCCTTTCCTGCCTGTCCGTCCATGATGGCCCGCACATGCTCCGCTTTCAGGCCGAACCGTTTCCGGTAAATCGTCTCGATCTGTTTGGTAAAAGCCAATACCATGTCCGACGGTTCCCCGCCGTCATCGTCCGGCAACATCGGGTTATGGATCATCAGTATGGCATAATCACGCATGAGAGAACGCTTGCCTGCCGCCCAGATGATGGAGGCCATCGATGCCGCGACCCCTTCGATGATACACTCCGTATCCACCGTGGCATTGGCGATGGTGGAATAGGTGGACATGCCGTAAAGGACACTGCCGCCCTCCGAATTGATCAACACGCGGATACAGGAGGGACGGACGATATTTTCCAGGAAGTCGAACTCGTCATTGAAACGTGAGGTCGTCTCTTCCGTCACACGTCCGAAGAAACGGATGACAGCCGGCTGGCCTTCTTTCGCCTCTCCGACGACATATTGAAGTGTGTTCATATCCATATGCAAGGGTTATTTGAACAAGAGTAGGCGGTGGGAAAGGAAAAGGTTTTGCACTGCTATTTATGGAAGTGGAAATATGAGAATCCATCCATTTATGGAAATGCGATTATCTTTACAGTATAATAGATTGTTCAAATTACAGACCGGTTGCAACTATTTGTATCAAGACCGGCATGCTGAACATTTTAAATTCAGCAAGCACAGAAAATGTATCATGAGTCTTGTATTATCTGCTGATTCATGTCTGTTTATACGCAGTGCGGATAAATCTCCTGCATGGATTTCAATTTTCCGGTCCGGTATCCGAAAAACCGGATACTTCGTCATGTTCCGGGCGTGGATGAAAGCCGTGTCCGCCGCTGTCATGCTGCGGTGCATCGCTGTGCTGGGTGAACGGGGGCATGACCACATACCTTTTTACCCAGTCCCTGTATTTCCACGCGGAAGATTCCCTGAACCATACCTCGTAGTCTATCCAGTATGCCTGCAACATATTGGTGGAAAGCGGCATGTCGAAGTAGGTCAGGTTGCACCGCTCGCTCAACGCCGACTCATGGTCCTTGGCGTCCTGTATGGCCACATTGAGCCGCTGGAAGACCAGAAACGCCTCGCATTCCCTGTCTTCGTCCGTGTTGTTGAGCGTATTCAGGACAAACCGCACACGCATGGTGGCGCGTCCCTCACCGATACGCTGCTGCTGTACCAGGTACCTCACGTTGATAAAATGGATGAACACGGCAGGGAAGGCGGTCTCATACTCCATGTTATCGCCACGGACGATGCGGGCGAACTGTCCGTTGTCGATGGCGACGGTTTTGAACAGGGGCGGCGACAACGGGTCGTCCGGATTCTCCCGCAGGGTCAGGACAGCCCGCCTGACGGCCCGGTATATCTCCACGAAAGGGTTCGCGGAAACTTCTTCAGGTAGGCTCTCCGTCGGTGCCGACGGCTGTGCGGGCTGTGATACAGGGTGTTTGTCTTTTATCATAACGGCTGGTGTGGAAATCCTTTAAAAATCATATCCATGAAATGGACGGCGATATAGTCGTCTGTCTTCGGTGAAAATCCGATGAACTGCCGGTGTACGGGACGGCGCATGGAATGCTGGTTTACCGTGTACAGCCCAAACTTCGGATCAGTATTGTGTATGGCGGCATAATGCCCGTAACGCTCCTTGCTGCGGCCCCGCTTGCCTTTGACGGGAAAGCTCTTTTCCGTGGTCCACGTGCAATACCTCGCACCTTTCCGGAAGATGCGCGTACGGTCGGAACGCCGTCCCACTATATCTGTCCGGCCGGCTTCCGACTGTATGCTCCGGGCCAGAGTCCCCGTATCGTTCATGACCGGATGGGTGAACCTCTTTCCCCATTTGGAGGTACGGGGTGCCCATTTGCCGCCGTTGAATCCCCCCGAAGCGAATGAGGACACGAACTGCTGCCTGGTATAGTCACCGGCAGCCGTTGCGAAATCGAATACGTTGAACTCCAGGCGGCTGGCCATGACGCGCGTACCGGTCCTGCTTACCCAGTGGCTGCAGAACTCATCAAGCGTTATCTTGGGCATAGGCGAACTTTCCTTTAATGCGTTTCACAATATCATTCATGTAACCCGGAAGCGGGACGGAGAAATAGCGGTGTGCATCGGAAAAGATACGCCCGCCTGTAGCCAGGCTCTCCCGGAAGACCGGATCCACCTTTTCCAGATAGCCTCTCTTATCCTGCAAAGCCGCCCGGACAGCGGCGAACCCTTCCGCGACCAGAAAGCAGCGGCATCCCCATTCGATCGGCGGTATCAGCTCCGGAGGGAACTCCGACTTGCGGAAGGAAAGCCCTTCCAATGAAAGATGCCAGGCACGTACCCGTTCGTCACCTTGTGTCATGTAGGTCAGGACGCTGTCCATATCCACCGCCATCCACCATGCGGCCATCGAGGCCGCGAAGAATACCTGGCTGTTCTCTTCCTCCGCATGGACGAGATTGTACCTGCGGCATATCTTTTCGTATGCCTCCATGTCCTGTTCATCCGCCGTCTCGGGCAGTTCCCCGAGCATGGCATACTCCTCTGCCGCAGCAAAATCCACCAGGTTGTCTATGGCTGCAATCAGGATATCACGCTGCTGCCGTTCCCTCTCTGTTGTAAAGGAGTTGTGATTTCTCAGTATCTCCAATGCCCGGTCCATGTCGATTCGCAGACCTGTCAGCGCACGGTCTATGAGGAAAGAGGCACGCAGGGTGATGATGTCCTCTATAATGTCGAGACGTTCCGCACTGTTCTCCCAATAGAGGATCAGCCTGCGGAATGCATCGAAAATGACACGATACTCCTTTTCCGTATCGGATTCCGTGGTTGCAGATGCCCTGACAGCCCTGAACGGAGCGTTGTCCGGGAGCGGAAGGCAGGCTTCTATTCCACTCCCCGCAGAAAATTTCCGACCTTCGTACCCCGGGGGCGTCCGTAACGCCGGAAATACTCCTCGTCCGACATGATGCCCCGGTCGTTGTGGCTGATGCCGGATGAGTCGCCTTCACCCCCGAAACCTAATCCCGGGATGACATTGAGCTGTCGGCCCACATTGATACCGAACTCCTTCTCGATCTCATCGGCCGCCACCTCGTACTTGTCCGTGATAAGCGAATAGAGCCTGATACGGTCCTCGTTGCTCATCTCTATCCGGTTCGAATACCGGAACTCCAATCCTCCGGGGATATACCCGATAGCCACCAGACGGGGTATTATCTCCTCGTTCATGACGTTTTCGATGTACCGACGGTAGACTTCGATACGGTCACGGAAGATGTCCTGGTGTGCTTTCGTGGAACCCACGTACGACTGCATCCCTCCGGCCATCGATTCTGAGCCGAGCACGAGGTTGGCAACTTCCTTGTTTACAAACTCGATAAGCCCGGTATATATCTTTTCCGAGTTGGACATGGTGAATGTCTTGATATCGACCTCGTCCTCAATGCCGGTAACCACCACCTTGTTCTGTGCCGCGTTGGCAATCTCGTTAGCCAGCCTCTTGCGGTCGGTGTTGCTCTCGCTTACCGTCTTGCCGTGAATAATCGGCTGTCCATAGGTGTGGGAGAAGTTCACATAGTTGGCCACCGTGAATTTCTTGGCCAGTATCAAAGGGGTCGTGGCGGAAAAAAGTCCCAGGTCACCGGAGTTTACCAGTACATAACAACGGTAATATGCCGGGTCATGCAAATCCCAATGCGGCTCCCACAGTCCCTGCCGCTTCAGTACCGTTTTCTGGTCCGGCAACACATTGCGCCGTTCGATGATATTGACTTCCGCCAGCCTGCCTGTTCTGGGGTCAGTATGCGGCATGATTTCAAGCAGAGTGTACCCGTACAGTTTGGATTCTACGATACCCTTGATTATCTTGTCGAACTGCGAGCCCTGTATCTTCAGGGAGTTCGCCACGTCCTTGATATATTTCCCTTTCTCGTTTACACGGGCCAGCATATACCTGTCACCGAGAATCTGGCTTTCCAGTGTCTCGACCACCGAACGTATATGAGCGTCCTGCTGCAGGCAGGCTTCATACAGGTCAATGAGTCCGGCACGGTCATCGAGGATGTATCCCGAGCCGGTATCCTGGCGGCATGAACGGTAACGGTTGTTGCGCTCGATTTCGCGGACATACTCCTGAATTGTCTTCTTGGAGGTCTTGAAAATACTCTCCAAAAGTTCCCCGCCAAATGAATTGTCCGATGTAGCCATAATTTTCTTGTTTCTTGTTCAAAGAGTAGAGACAATCCTGAAAAGAGGTTTTTACGACCAAAAGAATATATGGAGAACGGGATTCTTAACGTTTGATTTACAAACCGAAATAAGCAACTTAAATATATAGATATTTCGGTTTGTGTTATCGCTTAAATATCTTATTATCAATAAATAATAAATTATTAAAAGCGTAATTTATGTATATATTTATAGCTTATTTCATTTTAAAAAGATATATCTTTGCACCACGTTAGATACAAATCCAAAAATGAAATGAAAAAGAGAACATGAAAGAAGAAAAGATTCCCTGCCGGATAATCCGGTACAGGGAGTTCCCCGATCTGCTTTTCGGAACGTTACGGGAAAACGGACCGGTCTATTTCGACGCGACACGCTTCATCCAGGCCAAAGGAGATGCACGCCGGCACAATGTCCGTGATTTCCGTGTCGCTTTCCATCACTGGATAACGGCGTCGGCAGACGCCTATGGAATAGACAGGGAAAAGTTGGTCATCCGTGACGAGGCGTCGGGACACCTGTTAATTGATGAATGTCTGGCTCTATTATTTGTCGTTTACATCGATCCCGCGTTCGGCATCTACCTTCTGGAGCGCATGTCCGAACTGCTGTCCGGTGGATTTACTGTTTCAGACACTTGGTTGGTACAGGCTGCCGGTCTTAGATTTACAAAGGAGGAATTAACACAAATTTTAGAACAACATGAGACGTAGCACATTTAAAAGACCCAAGATGGTGCTCATCTTCAACGGGGCACAGGTTCTTGTAGCCGTCACGCGCTCGCTACACAGCGCGGCGGAGCTGACAAAAGGTAACTTGCAGGCCATTTCATTCTGTTGCACGGGCAAGTATGTATGCAGCGGCGGGCTCTATTTCAGGCATCTGCATCCGGATGTGGAAATCGAGCTGGCCGACCTCGGCACACTGATGCTGAAAGATTATGACGCCCTTTGCGGCGAGAAACGCACCTACTATCCGGTGCGTAAGATGGCTCACAAAAGAGCCTTGCTTGAAAACAAACGTAAGTCTGATAACCAAAAGAAAGGAGGAAATACCTATGAGGGAGAATAGGAATATTCCGTTCCGGGACTGGAACATAAGGGTTTCCCGGAACCATAACGGCCAGATCCACATCTGTGCCGTGGACATCTGCGATATACTCAAACGGGGCGAACTGCTTGAAAACGGCGCCATCGCCCGTGTTTGCCCGACGGCATTGAAAATCAGTTTCCGGAAAAACGGCAGGGAACAGTGGGGCTTCCGTCCCATCGATATGCGCCGGCTTCTGCAACTGGTACGCAAGGAGACTATTATACCCCGTGACCTGCTTGATGAATTGGAAGTGTGGGGCAACAAGCTTCTGGAACTGGAAGCCGGGGAGCTGCACGCCGTCCCGCAGGACGACATCGTCATGCACTTCGAGGAAGGGTTCCCCGTCACGTTCCGGCGTGTCGGCGACAAGCTGATGGTCAACGCCACGCAGATCACGATGCACTTCGGGAAAATCCCGTCTGAATGGCTACGCATCGCTTCCACGGATATGCTCCGCAGGGAAATGGCCGGCAACGGACATACCGGGAAATACGAGTCGCAAGTCTTCACCACACGGGGGCGGGGGCACGGTGCGACCTGGTTGGAATCACCGCTTGTCATACCGTTGGCCAGATGGATTGCCCCTGACCTGTCTTTGGCGGAATGGTTGGGCGAGGCTATCGGTAAACTCTCCGTGAAACGAGGGAAGACAATCGTACGCGAACGCCCCAGGGTGGCGGCACCCGGTCTGCCCTGTATGGATTGTCCCATGCCGCAGGATATGGAATCGGCGACGAGACTGATTCTGGAACTGCGGAAGGTGGTGAGTGAATCCCTGCCGAAAATCGTATTCTACGAGGAGTTTATCGAGAACAGGGACTGGTTCAAGAGCACGCGCATCGCGGACGAACTCGGCATATCGCCCCGACAGCTGCACCAGTTCCTTGCCGAAGAGGGCATATGCAAGTACGAGAAGCGGCAGTGGGTGGTCCTTCCTTCCTGCCGGGCCTGGCAATGCGATGTGCCTTACACGTGGGAGAACAGCCGGGGCAAAGTATATACTTTCGGCTCCACCAAACGATGGACACAGGCCGGACGGGAGTGTATCATAGAACTGTGGCGCAAGAAGAATCCCGAATACCGCTCACCGGATGTATAGCGATGGAAACGGCATTACAGCGGATCATCCGCAAGACAGGAAGACGGCCGGTAGAGTGCCATTGCCGTCTGTGCAGGCAGCAATGCCGTACACCGTGCCTCGGTACGCCGGAAGACATCCTCCGGTTGTTGAAGGCGGGATACCGGGAGCGTCTGGCACCCACACGGTGGGCGGTAGGTTTATTGTTGGGAAAAATCCCGTACACCGTGCCGATGGTGCAGGCGAAGCAGGAAACAGGCGGCTGCACGTTCTTTCAGGACGGGCTGTGCGAACTGCACGCGGCAGGGCTCAAGCCCACGGAGGGCAGGTTGTCGTACCATACCATCACCATGGAGAACCTGAAGTTCGGAAAGTCGCTTTCGTGGAACGTGGCCAGGGAATGGCTGGACGAGCGGAACTCCGGCACGATACGGGAGATTGTCCGGATGATGGAAGAATAGATAAGGGACGGTTTCATGAATGAAGCATCAGTATAACCGGTTGATTCCTCCTTTACCGATTCATGGAACCGCCTCTTATTAATTCATACCATTTGCAAACAGTTCGTATTAGTCGTGGCTATCCTTTACCAGGAAAACATTTAAACGCGAATGATATGAAACTGAAAAGCAGAATGACCGTCGGGGAGATGTCGGAACACCTGACGGAACATACCGGCAAGTTCGCCAACCGCGTATCCGTGGGGCGTTACGCCAAAAAACTGGGATACGCCGTGTACAAACCGATGATAAACGGCAGGATATGCCAGTTCTATGTCAATCCGTCGATTAAGGATGACGGGGAAGCGGAAACATTACGGACGAACGAACGCGAAAACGGACATGAAAGGGCATGACGACAAAAGGCAACACGTGATACCGTTCATGAAATGCTTCACCGGGCTGGTCGGCGCGTTCACCCCGGAAGAGGTCATCTTCATGCTGTACATGGCAGATCGTACACGCCTGCGTGAAAAAGGTTACGACACCTTGCGCAGCAAGCGGTACTACATGGAGAACATGGAGATGGGTTCGCGGATTTTCGACAAGTGCGTGGAAAAGACAACGCGTATGGGATTGCTTGAACGAGTGCCGGTCAGCGGGATGTACGATTACCTGTGGCACATGGATTCCTACAACCGGCTTGTAGGGATATTGGCGGAACTTGGAAATCCTTTTTTTACCAGGGCATTCTGTCATCGGATGTTCGATGTGGAAAAAAGGACCGTGGCATCCGTCTCTGACGAAGAAGTCAGCCAATGGAAAGAGAAACACCGAAAAGTTTGAGCGTATCTGTCCACGGAACGTAAATGAATAAAAACAGACGGCAAATCACAACGATGCCGTCTGTTTTTGTGTTTTTGCGACATAAAATCCGATAAAACCGGAAGGAGGTGGTAGCCGGGTACAATATTATCCGGGCAAACGACAGAATATGCTAAATATACTTATTCAGTTCTTCCACAAGAAGATGCACCGTTGTCGAAGATTCCGCCTGTGCCGGCGGTATTCCCTCCATTCGGCGCAATACGGCTTTTGCGTTCGTGATGGCCTGAGCCTGTTTACCGCCCAGCTCCCTGAAAACACGACTGCCTGTACCGGCTTCCTTATTGTAGGAGAAGCCCAACAAGCCGGATAGCTTTGTTTCATATTGATTTCTGTGCATCGGGCCTTGTACCAGGTTATAGTGCAGCAAGAACCAATACTCGAAAGCCTGGTTGCTGTATGCCACCCTCATGCCACCGGCTTCCGCCATACCGATAGCCCGGTTGAAATCCCGATCGGGAAAGTCATCCTTGTCAAATACCACCCAGCACTGGTCATACTCGCGTCCTTTCTTCCGCTCTTCTTCTTTCATCCGTAAAGCCTTTTGGACAAGACCTACCGTATTGAGTCCCTGGCCTACCGCTTTAATATTGGCGGAGGTCAGGCGAAACGCATTGAAATAATCCGGTTCCGTATTTACCCCCTCGCAGATGATCAGGAAGGATTGTTTGACCTCACGGACAAAACTGATACGCCTGAGTGTCCGTGCCGCGCGTGGATCACGCTTGTTCGTCCGTGCTGCCATATTCTTCCTCCTTCAGGTCAAATAACCGTTCAAACTGGCCGATGACAGGGATACCGCCATATTTCCCCATCAGGTACTCCTTTTCGAAAGGTGCACTGTTGCGAACCTTGTATTCCGCCAACGAATAGAGTTCCGAGGCTCCAAACGAATCTTTCTGCGTAAACCAGATCTGATCCCTGCGGAACAGGCTTGCATTAAGCAGGTTGGTGTCATGTGTCGTGAAAATCAACTGTGCATTCCTGGGATTTGTCACTCTGGAATTGAACAGCCCGATGATGCGACTGGTCAACAGAGGGTGCATTTTCGAGTCGAACTCGTCGACAACCAGCCTTTTGCCATGATCCAACGCGTCGATTATAGGATAAGCCAGCGAGAAGTATTTGATCGTACCCTCCGACTCGTTTACGCGGAACGGGAAAGTGACCGTCTTCGTGGCGTTGCCCTCCTCGTCATATTGCTGGTGTGAACTGATGACTGTATTGTCAACCTTGCGTATATCGTCGATTCCGAAGTCTGCAAACCGGGCAAACTCCACAATACGCCTTTTCATGGACGGATCATCGATCTGGGCTATCGCCATTTCCCAAATCCGCTCGTCGCTGCTGCCAAGAACAATCGTGGTGTCGGCCAGCCATCCCATGATTTCCACCGAGACGCTTTCGTTGAACTGTGCTGCCACGGAAAGAAGCAGCGCATTGTCGCGCACCATTTTTTTGGCGACAACCTCTTTGCCGACCGAAAATTTGGGATGCAGTTCATACTCATCGCCGTCACGCAGGAACAGTTCCACCTCCTTTGCCTTGCGCTTGTTGCCCTTTTGATAAAGCCACTCCCGGTGTACACGTTTTTCATCGACTTCGAACCCATAGCGGTATTGGACCGTTTCGTCGGCAAAGACCGCCTCAAAATAACTGGGCTCCTGTTCCGTCTTCCGGTTGAGACGGAAACTTTCCACCCGTATGCTTTCGCCGGACTGCACGCCTTTGGAGGAATTGATGACAAACCATTTGAAGAAATCGAGCGCTTTGACCAGATTCGATTTCCCGCTGGCATTGGCCCCGTAGATGACCACACTCTTCAGCAAAGAGAGGTTCGTACCTTCAAGCTCAAAAACAATCTCATCGGACCGGGTCTGTTTTTCTTTCAGCGCGGAAGCAGCCAAAGACAAGGTCGCCGGCTCCTTGAACGAAAGGAAATTTTCGACTGTGAACTGAATAATCATATTATATCGTATTTATATGTAAATTCTCTGCAAATATAGGGGATATTTTTCATATATAGATGTTTTATCGGATCTCTTTTTGCGGTTATTTTCCTGCACGTGAAAATCAGACCGTTTTCGTTCTTGCAATGCTGCCCTGCAAAAGGCGACTGTAATTTTCCGAAGCGGCAACATCGGCTTGCGATTCATGCTCCCGATAGTGGAATTTGGGTGGAAAGACGCGAAATTCGCCACATCTTTCCCTTCAATGTGGTACAAATGTACCGTGTATCTGACAGGAGGGGTGTTACAAATGTAGCAACAATACTATAAGCAGTATTATACAAGAAGAAGATGGTAGATGTACTTTTTTCTT